GCTCTCCTACCATATCTACTAGCAAATCTTCTTATAAGTTTCTTTTTTTGTTTTAATGTTTTACCAGGTACATTTTTGAGTTGTTTGATTGCTTGCTTGTCAACAGGTATTTTACCCATGCCACTACTGAGTTTAGCGGCGACTAATGCCACAGCAATCGTGGCATTCAATACTTTGTTTAACCCAGATGAGAAATCATCGAATGCTTTCTTACCATCCTCACCAAAAACTTCAGCAACTTTATCACCAAGACCATCATATAATTGATATGCCTTATCTATGAATGACATCAAACCATCAAGCAACTTTCCACCAAACTTCAATACAAAGTCTGCTGCTTTACCTATGAATTGAAGAACACCACTTTTTTCAATTGCCTCACCAAACTCCATTAATTTAAGGACTAACATACCCATCAGCACATTAGCGATAAAATTAATTATACCATCAAGAATACCAGTCTTTGGCATCTTCATGCCCTTCATGTCTAACTTTTTATTTTTTTTAGGTTTCTCTAATTTTTGTTCTTGCTTTGCTCTTCTTTTCTCACTTCCCTTTTTCTTTTTGTCTTCAATCTCTTTTTTCTGAGCAGCAATTGTTCCCTTCAAGTAATCATCTATCGCAGTCACATTATCTCTAATGTTTATGAGATGTCCCTCCATGCCTAAGCGCACATAAGTTCTCTTTGCCTTAGGTACTTTGACAATCGCACTTGATTCATCCGGTTTTGGCACAATAGACGATGATGGTCTCGCAACTATGGCACTACCTCCCCCTCCACCATCACCTCTCCCACGACCCATCATTTTTTTAGCAACTGAGGCACCTCTAATTCCCCTAGCACCAAGTCTAGCAGCGCCCATT